AAGCACCCATATCCTGGAATATAGAACCTAAGGCACTAAATGATTCTTTTATATCATCCAACTTTTGAGCTTCCATCCTTAACTTTGCCAACTTACCAATTAAGGAATCAACTTCCTCTTGCCACCCTTCAAACTTTGGACCAGCAGATAATAGTCTTAAATTAGTTTCTACTGCAGTAATATCGGTGGCAACCATTTGCATCTTATCATCATAAGCTTCAAGAGAATCATATAATAACTTAAAGTAATCATACTCCATAGTTCTCTGTAAACCAATAGCTTCTTTTTGAGCATTCCTAAGTAACACTATCAAATCCTGCCATCTTTGAGTTTTCATTCCTCCTTCCATACCAGCAAGTTTGGTAAGTTCTGTTTCAAAATTTCTTATTTTTCTTGAGACGACTTCAAGTTTCATATCTAATCCACCGTAGGCTTCTGCCTGAGCATTTAAGATATCAATAGATTTAGAGAAGGACTCATCATCAACAATATTTGACAAGTTTGTATAATCTCCAAATAATTGTTTAAGTAAAGATGACAAAGCCTCCGCTAGTGGGATAGCTTCCTTTAATGGTTTACCAAAGAAATCAACTGTAACTGTCGTTTTATCAATACCTTTCATCTGAGAAATAGCAGTGTATATCTTTTCCATAGTATCTTCTGCAACATTCAGTTTTGCAGTGTTTACATCAAATGTAGCCTCAAACTTCTTCCTCTGTTCCAAAGCTGCAAATTGCTCATTCATTGTTTTTAAAGCCTCTGTAACCTCAAATGTATTGACTCCCATGTTAGTTAATTCCTCAGAAAGTAGTTTTACATATGAAGCACCTTCCACTCCTTTCGCACCAAAATCTTCAAGATACTTTTTAACGATCTTTGTTTTCTCACCAAGATAATCATAACTCTCACCAGCCACTTTTGCAGCAGCCGCCATTGCATCAACACCTTTCAATTCTCCACCATATTTCTCCCACATCTTACCAACAGATTCAGCACCAGTCTCAGTTTCATCTATCAAGGTTCTCATAGCCCTCAACTTCTCGCCAATAAGTCGAATGTAATTCTTAATCTCCTTCTTATCCTCTTCAGCAGCTGTCCTCTCCAGCTCTGAAAGTTTCTCAAGAATACTTGTATACAAATTGGCTTTGCTTCCAGCAAGATCATAAGCCTCTCCTTGAGATTCCATAGTTTCATTTAAGTGATTATACATCTTCTCCTGACTTTCCATATCAAACATCACTTTCTTGAGTTCTTCACTCTTAATTGAAGCATACATACTTTTACTTGCTTCAGCAACTTGATCTATGCCTTCAGCTGTTTTTGCATAAACAGGAAGTATAGATTCAAGACTATCAATTACATCTTCTGTCTGTCTCTTAACTTTTATAAATTCTCTGGATGTACCTTGGAATGAAGAGAATTTGAGGATCCTAGAAAACTCTTTGGCAAGTGGAGATTTCTGCATCTTCTCAGCCCATGTGTCAAAGAAATTCCCCATAATGTTCGTAACCTCCCACCAGTTAGCAGACTTGGCAGCCTGATCTAACGCGTAATTTAAAGCAATAGTAAAATCTTTTGCTCCCTGAGTTCCCATAGTCCTCGCAGCAGCTTCAATGTATACATTGAATGATGAACCAAAGGCACCTGCTTTAGTTTCTAACTGCTTATCTATTTCAAGGTTTATTTCCTTGGTTGCAATATAAGCTTCAAGATTCTTTCTTGCAGTCTCTTGTGCTTTCGCAACATCGTTGATAGCAGTCTTCTCCTTTATCAGATAAGGTAAGTACTGCCCATATCTTTCATTCAATTCTTTGATTGCATCAGACCTTTGTTGAGTACTTGCTGTAATATCTTTGATCTTATCAAATAACAAGTCCATTTTGTAACCTTCACCAGTTATTACACTAGTTATTCTTTCATGTGTTTTCCTAACCTCATTTACAGCTCGTATATGTTTAATAATCAGTCCAGTTGCTATACCAAGAACAACAATCAATGCTCCCCAACCAGTCGCAACGAGAGCCCCAGTCAGAGAAATAGAAGCCAATTCAAGAGCACCAAACAATGTTATTAACCCTCCAACAACAATTCCAAGAGCACTTAGTAATAATGCCAATGGTCCTATTATAGCAAGGAAACGCATAAACCACACTATCAACTTCTGAGTACCACCACCTAAATTATTATACCATTCAATTAAATTAGTTATCCGATTTACCCATCTCTCCAATATTGGAAGCATAATCTTTGCAAGAGTTACACCTAATTCAATAAGTGCAGATTTCATACCAGCAATAGCTGAGTTCCAACGGAATGCTAAAGTCTGAGAAGCAATAAAAAATGCTTTGTCAAAATCCCCCATAGATTCTGTAACAGCACGCATCACCTCCTTGTTATATTCCAAGTTTTCTCCAGTAAGGTTTAAAGCACCAAGTAATGCTCGAATGTTTGGAAATACTTTAGCCATTGATACACCATACTTATCAGTAAGTTCTCGAATCCTAACCAGAGTTGGCATTAACCCTTTATTCTTTAATGAATCAAGTAATTCCTCAACTGATGAACCCATTCCTTTCAAAGCCTTTTGTGTACCAACGGATGGATGCATCAATTTCATTAACACGTTTCTCAAGTATGTAGCCGCATTTGAAGTCTGTGATGTAATTAATGTCATGGATGCTAACGCACCAGCAACCTGGTCAAGCGATACACCCAACTCGGCAGCAATTGGTAAGATTGTTCCTAAAGCTCTTGCCATTTCATTTGGTTCTCCTTTACCCTCTCTGACCGCAGCTGTTAAAATATCCATTGCACGAGCTGCAGATAAACCGGTCTCTCTGTAAGCATTCATTGCTGAAGTAAGGAAGTTTGCAATGTCTTTTGTTTCTCCTAACCCTGTGGCAGCACCTTTCGCAGCCATCTCTGTTATCTTCAAAGCTTGACTGGTCTTGAAACCAGAAGATGCCACATAATATAAAGTATCAGCTAATTCCAAAGGACCTTTTGCAGTTTTCTTTCCCATATCCAAAAGAGACCTACTCCAGTCTTCAACCATGGCTTTGGATATCCCAACTAATCCTTCAATCTTTGCCATTGCAAATTCAAACTCCTTACCCATCTTCATCACAGCAGAACCACCCAATACAAGAGGAGCTGTAAATACCATTGTAGCTAACCAACCAAAACTTCTTAGACGCATACTCATTGTAGAGATAGTCTTTCCCATATTTGCAGATGCTGTTGCAGCTGTCTTAATGGCTGCATTTGGGTCTCCTCCTCCATATCCTCCTGTAAGGACAGTTCCTGTCCCATATTTACCAGTATATTTTCTTGGAGCAGTGGCAGCTACAGCTACCGCACCAGTAGCTGCAACCTTTGCCGTTGCTTTTGATGCTCGATTTGCAGAAACTGTTACACCATCTAACTCTTTTCTTAGTAATCTCATCTGAGTTGTCATTCTACCCATTTGACGAACCATCTTATTTGTTGCAGCAAGCATTTTCCTTTCCCAGGTATTCATATGACCTTTGGCACTGGTTGCCGCTAGATTTTTATCAATCCTTTGTATTGCAGCAGACACCATCCCCAACTGTCGAACCATCTTATTAGAAGCAGTACTAATCTTCTTTTGGAAGTTATTCATATCAACCACTGCCCGCTTCAGTCCTGAGGTTTCTGCCGTCAAAGTTGCTATTAATGTACCTAAGTTCATTCTACTTTCTTTTTAGGTGGTTTCTTGGGTTGAATACCAACTTTTTTATTCTGTGATTTTGCTATTGCTTCAAATACTTTTTTCATCTCCTCTACGGTTTGTTGCTGAACTTCCTCTGGAGCATCATAATCCCAGTTTGGAATGAAATCAGCAGCCGTATGTTTAGTACCTTTTTTTGAATGAGCCCAAGTCATTAGATTTGTAAAAGATGCCTCCAATGAAGCCCATCCGTATTCATCCCTCCATTTTCCTATTGGATCAAGTTTGTTGTATGCTTCCCACTCATTTATTTGTTTTGCATTTAATCCTTTTCTTACTTTCGTAATTATTGGAATACCAAATATTTTGTAAACATCAACTCCTCCACTCAATAGGAAATCGGGATGGAGTACTCCTAATTCTCTGCAGAGTCCGAAGTAGAATTGCCGACTTCGTCGGCTACGGAGTTTTTTACTAACTCCTCCTTATCCTCTTCCGATATTGCATTAAGTTTTTGTGATTCATTTACAATCTTTTCCAGACGAGCTGCACTCATATTCTGGCTCAGTACCGGATAATCCCCTGGCTTCAGTATTAAATTTCCTTGCTCATCACAAATCGTATTTACTACTAATTTTGCTCTGAAGTCTTCCAATGACTGATCATAACTGACTTTGCCTTTGGCTCCTACCGTACGTTTGATTAGAGATTGTTCCCAATGATCTCTTTCATGTCCAGTCATCTGACGGACAAATACATACTCATCTTTGTCAAGATCAACTCTTACTACTTCAAGTTTTTCTTTTACTAAAAGTGCTTCTCTGTTTAAAAGTTTCATGATTTCTTATTTTTTAAAAAAATTCCCTGATTAGGAGTGTTTGTTTTGTTATTAGCTAACTGAGCCCGTACCAGAAGTAAGGTCTACAGTACCACTGATCTTGATTGTGCAGTCAGCGGTGACTTTATCGTCAGTCGGAACGGAAAGAGGCAACTCAGTTACCAACCCTTCAAATTCCAAACTTGTTGCTCCCGCGTCAGGGAGGACGATCATATAGTTCTGCGGGGTGTTTATCTCGAAATCATCCTTCATCAACTTGTAAGAATCGTATGTGAAGTTCATTGCGAGGGCTACTGTACCCGCATCACGGAACCCTGTAATAAAGTCCCGAAATCCACTCAGAGAATCCAATGACGTTACATCAATGAAATCTCTGGTCATAGTTGGACCGGTGATGGAATTAACTTCAGCGAGGGCAACCCATGTAGCGCCACTCCACCGATAAAATTTGGTTCCTACACCAGCAAAAGCATTACTTGCCATAATTTTTACCTCCTTTGTAAATTAAAATTAACTATAAAACGAACTAACCCGTTGTCATCCCAATCCAGTAGAGCTGGTCCACTGGAACAGTAGATAACGGTGTATAACGCTCCATTCCATGTCTCTTGTCCCCGGCCATGTAGTGAAAGCATTATGTCATTTATTAAAGCCCAAGTAGTACGTTCATCTATTCCACGAACTCTGATCTGCACTGATGGGTAATAATATCCAGAATCTTCTTCCTTCCCTCCTAATGTAAGTTGAGGGGGTCTGCCATAAGTATCAAATATTGTAACTGTTTCCTTTGGCTTGGTGGGCTCCACTCCTATAAATAGATTGGTTGCAAAGATAAGCCCTAAAGAACTTTCCGCTTCCAACATGTCTTTTATATCTTCCGATGGCATATTCATTTTATAGGTACTTTTGAAGTTTGTCTAATTATCTCTACTATTTTACCATGGTTTCTATCTATTGCTTCCTGAAACCATTTTGGACCTGCTGCAGGACTTCTACTTGTAAAATGAGCGCCTAAATGCTCATGAATCCACATAGCATAATTAGCACTATAACCCATTACGACTGTAGCCTTCTTTGGATTTGCTGCAGACATTCCAGAAGCTTCTGCTGTCGCCGCTTGATGCCATGCTTGGAATTGAGCAGTAGAAATACGCCTTACAGGATTATTTCTAAATTTTCCAGTATATTTATCATTTGGATCTTTGGCAACTCCTTTTGACCAAGTAACAAACCAACTTGCTCGTAAATTTCCAAAATCAAGTGGAGTAGCAGCTGTCTCCTTTTCTGTTACATTTCGTATAAAAAAGGCAGCATTAACCAAACCTCTTTCAGAAGACTTCTTTATAGTAATAATAGCCCTATTAAGATTATTCATCACTTGTTCAAATCCTTCCACATTGGTATTTGGAAATTTCTTCATATACCAAGAACGTGGCTTCTTTAAAGGTCCATATAACTTTGGCATCTTCTTTTATCTTAAAAATGGTGTTAAAAATGCTTTCCTTAAAAATACTGTAGGATTTACCATAGATGGGGTCTTCTCAAATCGTTTAATAATGTAAGCCTTGTCAACTTCCTTAGGATCAATGTAATCATTAGAATCCAAATCCAAGTCAGCTAAAGTGCCAAGATACAAATAACCTTCCTCATCTACATCCTGTTTTACAAAAACTATTGATCTTGATAACATTAATCCGCCAGTAACTTCTCCACCAACTTGGCTACCCAGAAATTGTTCCTTATCCTCCCAACGACAAACAACCTCTATTGGTGCTGCAAAAGTGTTTCCACCATAACCATCAGGAGTAGGAGTCCCCCAATATACGGCAGTTTGAGCATACGTGTTTTCTATAATATCCATTAAACTCATATATCCTCCTTCCTTGCCGGAACGGCATAAATCACAGCCTTCATCTTTCCAGCCTTTGCCAATAAACCTGAAGTATCATATTGCAATGCCATAGCACCGTATGGGGTGGCTCCTATCCCTACCCCAGTTTTAGTAGATGTAGAATACTCAACCTCAGCATCACCAATCTTTTCTCTCTTAACCACTTGTTGCTGTTGATAACCAGTAGAGATTATTAAATGAGCAACAAACCATCGTTCTATTTCCCGTCTTTGTATTACACTTAATGTCATGTCATCAGCAAACACTTTATTCAAATATATATGAGCTGACAACACAAATGGGTCTATTTGTTCATCCGTCAAGGTACAACCATTAATAATTTCCCTGACTTCACTTCCTGTGATTAATGCCATTTTACTTTCCTCCTACTTTTATTT